AGATCGCCAGCGGGCAGGCTTATGAGGGCCGTGCAGACCTTGGGAATACCCAGCCGGGGGACGGCAAGCGGTACAAGGGGCGCGGCCCTATCCAGCTAACCGGGCGGGCCAACTATCGACGGTTCGGACGCAAGATTGGGATCGACCTTGAGGCGCATCCAGAGATCGTGTCGCATCCATCGGTCGGTCTTCTAGTCGGAATGATGTATTGGGACGACCGGCACCTGAACGGCTATGCCGATACCGATGATATCGTGGCGATCACAAAGCGCATAAATGGCGGGACGAACGGGATGGACGACCGCGTGTCTCGCACGGCCAAAGCGAAGGCTCTGATCCTGTGATAATCCCCGAAATCCGCAAATGGCTCGTACTCGGTGCGATATTTGTTCTCTTGCTGCTGTTGGGTTCCATCCTGGCTATGTGTCACGCCAAGGATGAGGCGCGCGAGGCTAATGCGGGAAAGACGATTGCGGATGGCCGAACGGCGGCATCGGCAGACGTGAATGATATCCGAGACGCGGCGGACGAACGGATCGCCGCCATCAATGCAGATGTAAAGGACGCCACAGATGCGATACGCAATGCTCCGACTGCCGATGCTCGCAACGATGCTGCTTTGCGCGGGTTGTGCGACATCGATCCGAGTGCAAGCCCCGACTGCCGGTTGCTCGACGCTAATCCCCGATAGTTGGCGCGCCAGTGTGCCGTCCGCCACCCTGGGTTCGGAGTCGGATATCACCGCCCGCTGGCAGATATTCGGTGTCGCTCAAACCGGCCAGCTCAAGCTGGCGAACGGGCGCGCGGCGGACGTGATCGGCGTGGTGGAGGCTTGCGAGGCTCGTGATGCGGCAAGTGTTCGTGAAATCGAGCGTCCGTGGTATGCGTTCTGGCGATAACAGGACGACCCCATGACCACGACCGAAAAACCCCGCTACCGTGTCCCCGCTGTCATGAGCGACGGGCTGGTCAATGTCATGACCGGACTAGGCACGACCGGCGATAAAAACGTCTATGGCCGATACGGTGTGTCGCTCATGGATCAGGCCCAGATTGAGGCCGCATACCGCACGTCGGGTCTGTGTAAAAAGATTCACGATATCCCGCCATATGAGATGACCCGCGCGCGTCGCGATTGGCAGGCGAAACCGCTTGATATCGAGAAGCTTGAGGAAGTCGAAAGAAAATTCGGCCTGTGGGATCGTGTTTCCGAGGCCCTGTTGACGGCTCGTTTGTTTGGCGGCGCTGCAATCATTCTGGGATTGCCGGGTCGATCCGAGGAACCTGCGCGTCCAGGGTCGTTAAACTCTCTGCGGTACATCACCGTCGTTTCGCGCCACCAACTTACGGTCGGACCTATTGACAGCGACCTGAACTCTGTGGGGTTCGGGGAGCCTACCTATTATGAGATGAACGGCACGGGCGTAAGGGCGCAAATCCATCCGTCGCGCGTCGTCCCTATTGTGGCGAACAAACTGCCAAGGGGCTCGCTTTACACGTTCGGTTCAGACGGGTTTTGGGGCGACCCGCTCATGATGTCGATTGATTCGGCGGTAAAGAACGTTGACAGTTCGCAGGGTAATATCGCCGCGCTTTTGCATGATGCAAAGGTCGATACAATCACGATGACGCGGCTGTCTGATAGTCTGGGGACGGCGGACGGCGAGGCATTGCTGACGAATCGTATCCGCGTCGCCCAAATGTTTCAGTCGATATTCAACACGCGGTTACTTGACGGCGGCACGAACAAAGATGACGCCGACAAATGGGAAACCCGCCAGCTATCGTTCGCGGGTTTCCCGGAAGTCATGCGCGCGTTCCAATCGTTCCTCGCTGGCGTGGTCGATATCCCATACTCCCGCTTGTTCGGCGAATCACCGGGCGGATTGAACGCGACAGGGAATAGCGAACAGACCGACTTCAATAAGATGATTAGGTCGAAACAGAACGTCGAATTGACGCCGATTTTAAATCGTCTGGACGCATATATGATCCCGTCCGCGCTAGGGTCGATGCCTAGCGATGTGTCATGGGTGTATGCGCCGCTTGAAGATGCGGACCCTGAAACCGCAGCTAAGATCGAGAAGTCAGATGCCGAGACGCTGAAACTGTATGCAGATAGCGGCGTCGTTCCCGATGTCGTGTTGGCAGCTATGGCGAGGAACCGGATTAACGAGGGTCAGCACTGGCCTGGGTCCGAGATTGCCTATGAAAAGGCCGATGCAGCCGGTGAGATTGCGCCGATTGAAGAGGATGAACCGGAACCGGAGGCGGTTGTGACGCCGTTGGCAGTGGCGGCGAATGATAAGCTAACTGATCCTGAAATTGATACCGTTATAGACGTCGTGACCGAGGGTGACAAAACAATGGCCGATAGGGTTCGTCGGTTGATCGAGTGGGCTATGGGCAAAAAATAGCCCGCCGCGATGGTTAGTCGGGCGGGCCATTAGCGGTTATTAGCGGTTATTAAATGAACAGTGACCAGACTGCGCCGACGCCCCATGAGATCAGCCAAACCACGGCGGTAATGCCCTGAACGATAAATATGGTCGCCACGGGATGATCGTTTTCTTCTGGCGTTTCCCGCTTTAGGCCGATTTTAAATAGGCCGACGAAAAGCAAAATCCCGACAGCTTGAAGATAAGTGATCGGCGCGATGTTGAACGTTCTGGCGATGAACCACGACCAGTAGTCCGACAGGATCACACCTCCAAGCAGTGTTAGCGGGATGCCAGTTAGAAACACCCAAGGTAGAGCCATGATTTTCATCAAACTTCCCCCAGCGCGTTCATATACAGGTCGATAATCGCCTGCTCCTCTTGCCTTTTCGCTTTGTCCTGTTGGATCAATCGCACGACCTTGCGGAGCATCTTCACGTCATAGCCTTCACCCTTGGCTTCAGCATAGACTTCCTTGATGTCGAGTTGGACGGCCTGCTTATCGTCCTCAAGCCGTCCGATACGCTCCACGATGGTTCGCAGTCGGCCTTGTGCGGCCTGAGTAAGCGCGTCGTTTTCGGCGTCGAATTGTGTATCGTTTGTCATTGTTCTCTCCATTCTGACGCCCGACCGTATCGCTAAAATCGGCATCGTCAAACATATTTCTTGCCCTCCCCGATATTCCCAGCGTAGGGTTTCGGGATTGGAGATGGAGAGAATGATGGAAAATTTTAAGGTTGGGGATCGGGTTCGTGTTAAATCCGAACCGGAAAGTTACACCGGGAGGCCTTACCCTTCCATTGGGATTAACGGAACAGTAGAATCAACGAGCCGAAACGGGCCGCAAGTTTTGCTAGACACGTACACCGATAGCAATAAGTCATGGGCCTATAAATGGGACGAGATCGAATTGATTCACAGTCCCGTTGTTTGTGACATCCGCGATCAGTTCGCCATGGCAGCTTTGACGGGCGTTCAATCGCTTCATCTTCTAGCCGTTAAAAGCGGTGGAAGTGGATACGGAAGCTCAAACGAAATGGCGCGCCAATCTTACGAACTAGCCGACGCCATGATGGCCGAACGGGAGCGGGGGAAGTGAAATACGTACTCCTGATCGCATACGTTATCAGGCGTCTGTGTACTTTTTTGGTGTTTATGTTTTCTTTTTACATTGTCGGGTATGCGATTGAATATGACCATATGTGGTGGCCGTTTCCGCTAATTGCAGTGGTTGTTCTTTTCGTGTCTGCCCTGACGGATGACCCCAAATGATCATAACCCTGACCCCCGACGAACACGCCTACCTCCTGCGCCTTTTAGGCGGGCCAAGCGAACAAGGAACGCGAACTTTAGGCGTCGGATTGACGGCTGAGGGTGTGATTGCGTTTAGGAAAAAGGTGGAGGGCATGAATGTTATTTGCGTATAAAAGCAGCAAGATTTCTGACGAAACAACATCTCTTAACGTTCAAAATGTTGAGAGCATGAAATTTGATCGATTAGGAAGTTTTGGCAGCGTGACTATGACATCTGGAGCCCGACACACACTGAATGAGCATGATTTTGAAATGCTCCGAAATGTCGTTATGCGCATTCCGACTGCCACCTAGCCTAATCCCGCGCGCGCGTGTATAACCTCGCGCTATGATCACCCTGACCGACACAATCGCTTTCGACGCATCGCAGTTTCAGAACGGTAAACTGCGTCGCACGTCCGATGGGTATGCGGTTATGGACTGCGCCGTTGCCCGGTCTGGTATTCAAGAATATCTCGCTGCCGAAATGGGCGATGCGTTCAAAGACCGTGACCCATCGTCGGTTGTCCGAATCTATCGTCCGCCCGAAGTCATCTTTTCGGATGCCAGCCTTCGCAGCTACGCGCACAAACCCTTGACGAACGATCACCCTCCGAAGGGTGTTTCGGCTGAGAACTGGAAGCAGGTCTCAATCGGATGGACGGGCGACGAGGCGTATCAGGATGCCGACAAGCGCCGCGTCCGTGTGCCGATGCTCATGGCCGATGCGAGCGCCATTGCTGATGTAGAGGCGGGTAAAGTCGAGTGGTCTGCGGGGTATTCCGTGTCTTTCGACGCGGTTCCAGGCGCCACACCAGATGGCCAATCCTATGACGCTATTGTCACGGGGCAGAAAATCAATCATATAGCACTTGTCGATAGGGGTCGGGCTGGTCCTGACTGTCGCATCGAAGACAAATCCAGCGCGTCGGATGACGCCCTTAAGGAGAATCGCCAGATGGCGGAAGTTAAGATGCATGACGGCGGTATCCCGTTCAACGTGGCGGATGCAACCGCTGAAGCTGTTGTCCGAAACATCATGACCGCTCGCGACAAGGCTATTGCCGATCTTGCCGCTGCGGTTCTGGCCCGCGACACCCTGACCGGCGAAAAGGCCGTTTTGGAACAGAAACTGAAAGACGCCGAAGTTACCCCGGCGAAACTTCAAGTTCTCGCCGATGCCCGCGCTAAGGTGATCGCCGATGCCAAACGCATCGCCCCCACCATTGTCGTTGACGGCAAGACGGACGCTGAAATCCGCAGGCTGGCAGTGATCGCAAAGATCGGTGATAGTGCCGCGAGCCTTTCCGATGCCGCAATCGAGGGCGCGTTTATCGCCCTGGTTCCGGTCGGTGATGCGGCTCAAGACGACATTCGCAATGTGGTTCTGGACGGCGCGATCAACACGACCGACGCCCGTGCCGCCTACGTCGCCGCCCGTGAAAAACGCCTCGCAGGTCTGCGCGGCGAAACCGTTCAATAAGGGGGCCGATAGATGCCTGTCGTTCAAGATACCTATTCCAACTACCCGGCCAGCGGTTATGCCGGTATGGTCGCGAATGGCGAAACGTCTAACCGCATCTCTCGCACCATCGAGGATGCGGCTGGGGTCGGCTTCGGCGTTCCGGTCTATCGCGGTTCCGGCGATCACGGCTGCACGGCCACGGTCGGCACTGCCGCAACCTTTCTCGGCTTCACCATCGCAGACCATGGTATCGCCACCGTTGCAGGCGGAACCGCTGACGTGGCCCCGCAATACGCATCGGTCGGCATTCTGACCGGGGGCGTCATGTGGGTTAACACCATCGGCGCGATTGCTGATGGGGCCGCTGTCACCATCGGCAAGGGCGCTGGATTGGCTGATGGCATCGGCAACACCGCCGCCGACGCTACCCACATCGCCGCGACCGGTTGGGTTACGGATGACACTCTCGCCGCGTCGGGCCTCGCCCGTATCGCGAAACGCTAAGGGGCCGAGAACATGACTTTCCGCTATATCTCGGACGAAGCTTTCGTTTCGGATGCCCAGCAACAACTGGCATTTCTGACCCCGCAACTCTACCGCATCAATACTGCGGTCGAGATGATCAAATATCCGTCCTACGATTACGCCCGTCTCCTGCCGATCAATACGGACGGCGATATGTGGGACATCGGTTCGGTGTTCTATTCGGGCGACATCGCAGGCAAGGTCGAGTTCCTGTCGGGCAAGGGCTTCGATATGCCATACGCCGATATTGCTCAGACCCAATTCGTGCAGCAAAACTATCTGGCCGGTCTCGGTTACGAATGGTCGCTGCAAGAACTGAACCGAGCCGCCAAGCTGGGTCGCAACCTGGGGACGGACAAGGCATCGGCGGCTCGCAAGGTTGCCGAATCTTTTGTCTATTCGTTCATGGTTCGCGGATCGACGGAAAAGAACGTCACCGGCCTGATCAACAACGCATCGGTTCCGACTGCGACCGTTCCTGCGGATGGCACCGGATCGTCTACCCTGTGGTCCACCAAGACCCCGGAACTGATCCTGCGCGACATCAATCTGGCCCTGACCGACCCGATTAACGCGACCAAGGAAACTTCTATTCCGAACCGCCTGATGCTGCCATCCTCGCGACTGCAATATCTGGCCGCGACGCCTTATGCGGTGGACGGCGGATCGAACACGATCCTGAAGTTCCTGCAAGAGAACAACCAATACACCGCTCAGACCCGCCAACCGCTGGAAATCATCGGTTCGCGCGAACTGGAAACGGCTGGTGGTTCGTCCTCGGCTCGCATGGTTGCTTACGAGGCTAGCCGCGATGTCGTTCAGGGCCATCTCCCAGGCCCGCACGAGTTCCTTCCCGCCTTCCAAAAGTCCTCAATGACTTGGGAAGTCGGCGGGCTGCTGAACGTCGGTGGCGTCGAATGGCGTCTGCCGAAGGGTGGATCGTATCGCGACGGAATCTAACCCCGCCTAAAAAAAACGGACGAACAGGCCGCACTTTCACAGGTGCGGCCTTTTTGTTAGGGTGCGTCATATCAGGAGATATGAGATGAAATTCAAGAACAACGCCCCCGGTCCACGCGCCGTTTATAAGCACTCGTCAAAAGAACTTGGCGGTGGCGTTTCTGTGTGGATTGACCCCGGCGAAACGGTCGAGATTGACGGCGTGTCGGACGCCGAAATCAAGAATGCCGAAGAATATGGCGTTACGACTGAAAAACGCGGCCCAGGTCGTCCTCCCAAGGCTCCTGAATAATGGCCTACGTTGTCCCCACGTTCGCAGACTTAAGGGTAAAATATCCTGCGTTCACAGACACACCAGAAGCGACGATCACGGCCTATATCGCGTCGGCACAGGTCGATACGTCGTGGCTTGAGGCGGATTATGCGAACGCTATCATGGCGTATGCGGCGTGGGCGATGACGGACGCGGGAATCGGTACTGGCGGCGAGATTGCCGGCTATGTCGGGCAGGGAATCAACCGCCTGAAGTCCGGAACGCTGGACGTGTCTTTCTCTGACGCCGCGACATCTGCGACGGGTTTCGCAACGAACGTCTATGGACGCGAATACGACCGCCTGTTGCGAAAGAACAAGGGCGGACCTCGGGTCGTTCGTGGGTGCGTGGGGCCGGTCTATGACGGCTACAGGAACGGAATTCTGCCGTGGGCCTGATGACGGGCGATGGTTCGGCGATCCTGAATTCTGTGTTTGGCGCTATCTATCCGTCCGGAACACTGATCCAGCGCACGATTACCGAGGACGCTGGCGGATCCCAGACGGTCACGACGACCAGTGTCCCGATCAAGGTTCAGACTGATCGCGTCACCGAGTCCATGCGCCAACAGCCGGGATATACCGACAAAGACGTGCGCCTGATCGTCCTCAGTGCGGGCGTGTCGGCGATCACGAGCGACGACCAGATTATCGACAGTCGCGGCGATACGTGGTCACTCATAGACCCCGCGCTCGATGTCTGCGGCTCTCACTATGAAATGCGCGGCCAACGCGTATAGTCGGCGGATGATCGTAAATCTGCCAAAACTAACGAGAGAAAAAGGCATTCGCCGTCAGGTCGTGTTTCCTGATATCGTGCCGACAATGGCGCTCGAAAACGACCTCCTTGCGATTTACATGGAGACCGTGAAGATTTGGCGCGACGGGATCGTTTCGCTTCTTCTTCCGTCCTACGTTCAGCCGTCCGCAATTGTAACCGACGCCTCGCCCGCTGAAACCGCCTCCATCATAGGTCGGATATTCGCGGAAGGAGAAATGCGGATTATCTATCAGACGCCCAAATTGGCACGGTGGGTTAGCCGCGTCGGCGCATGGAACGGCGAGAAAACGATTAGCGCAGCGAGGTCAGCGACGGGCGTTGAAATCGCTCCTTACATGCGCCTGATTGATATTCAGCCGCAGCTTGACGAGGCCATCCGCCTGAACGTCTCGATGTTTCGCACAATCAACGCAGACACGCGGTCGCGCATCGAAAACATTATGGCCGACGCCATTGTAAACAGGCGCAACAAAAAGTACGTGACCAAGGCTCTTTCGGAAGCATTGGGAATTTCACAGCGTCGTGCACGTAATGCTGCCGGCGATCAACTACACAAACTCAACGTTGCCCTGACCTCGATCCGAAATCAGGAACTCGGCATCAGTCGGTTTAAGTGGGTCACTCGCGGAGACGGCAAGGTCCGTCCGCTGCACGTCACTTATGGAGGAAAGATTTTCAGATGGGATAAGCCACCATCAGACGGGTTGCCAGGGTTTCCAATCAACTGCCGCTGCACGGCGCGTTCGGTGTTTGGGGATGACGATGGCTAAAATATCTGGCGTGAACGTGCACCGCGCCCGCTTGGCCCGTATGCGGCGCGTATCGGACCCAGCTTTGATCGCGCTATACGATCAGGGAGAGACGATCAGAAACGACGCAGCGAATTCGATTATCGAAGGCTCTGTGTCTGGGCCAGCGCACAAACCCTCGGCGCCAGGATCCCCGCCTAATCGAGACACGGGTAATCTAGACAAATCGATCGACGTTCGGATCAATAAGTCGCGTAAGACCGTGTCTGTGATCGCGCGCGCTGAATATGCAGCGGCTCAAGAATTCGGGACTAGCACGTTACCCGCTCGCCCATTCATGCGTCCCGCCTTGCAGCGGAATAAGGATCGCGTTGTATTCGGCGTAGTGAAAGCCGTTAACGACGTGAACGTGAAGGTATTTAAGGGTCAGGTCGCGTTTGATCGGTCGAGGGCGAAGTATGAGGATGGCGGTTAGAGTTTGGTCGCTCTGTCGATTACGGCACGAGCAGTCCTGATCGAGCCGCGCGTGATGCGATAGGCATAGTGGCAGGGTTCATCGTCTGGGCCAGACGTAATACCAAGGTTCGCGAATGGCGCTAGAGCGTTCAGCAATTCGGCCATCAGCTCATCAACAGGCCGAACCGCCATCATGGCCGCGTCCAGCGCTTCAAAATGTCCGTCTGCGTACTCACTGGCTTTTTGCTCCGTCGTGTACGTCCCGCCACACGCATCAACAGCGCGTTCAGCGGTTTTGTCAGGGTGAATTTCCATCTCGATCTCTCCAAATCTAACCCGACGCTACCCAATCCCATCCTTTTCGTCTATACCCTTTCTAACATTTTCGGAGCTACCCCATGGCCGTTGCCGCCTCTATCCGCGTCGCCCTCGATTTCAGCCAGACCGGATCGGCTGATTTCGGCCCTCCGCGTTTTCAGGGCAAGCTCGAAAAGCTGTTGGCGCTCGCGAACGGAACTGGTGTCGGTCAGGCAGACATTCTGTTCGTGGATGAGCGCACCGTCGCATCGGCGTCGAACGATGATCTGGACCTTGCCGGCGTTCTGTCGTCCGCGTTCGGCCAGACGATCACCGCCGTTGAGGTTGTTGCCGTCGTGCTGTTCAATAGCCCGCTTCTGGCATCGGACCCCGCTAACACGACGAACCTGACGTTGGGTGGCGGCACGAATCCTGTTCCTGCGATTTCGTCCGGCGCCATTGGTCCGAATGGGATGGTCCTGCTGGCTGATCCGGATGCGGGTGGGCTGGCGACCGTGACACCTGCGACGGGTGATATCCTGCGGGTGGCGAATAGCAGCGGCGCGGCTGCGAAGTATTGCATTGGGATTGTGGGGCGCAGCAGCTAGTTATGCGCGTCCGCTTCACATCCCCCTTCGACTACGTCACCCTGCGCTCTAAATCGGGCACTCCACGGGCGTCTGTGGCCTATCAGCCGGGAGAACTGACTGTGCCGCGCGCGCATGGGGAGGCGGCTGTAGCGGACGGGTATGCGGTGGAGATTGAGGCGCCGAAGGTTGACGAGGCGAAGGATGCGGGCGTTCACGGCAAACTCGTTCGGCAAATCCGCGCCAAAAAATGAGCGTTGACCACAACCTCCAACTCCGACGCGCGATCCTACCCCTCATAAAGGTAGAGCCTGTCGTCGTGGAACTCGCAGGAATGCGAGTGTTTTCCGAGGCGCCGAAAGCCCTGCCAGCGTTCCCGTTCGTGCGCTACGGAAACAGCGACGGGACACCTACTGAGTGGTCATGCACGGAGGGATCTGACAATGCCGGAACAATTCACATCTTCTCGCGCGCAGACGGAACCGACGAAGTCGCCAGACTCCGTCGCGCCGTCTGCCGTGCGATCGACGGAAAAACAGTCCAGCTTGAAGCTGACGCGGACGACGGGAAATCGGCGACCGCGCTAAATATCCAGGTCACTTTCCTGCCGGCGATCTTCCGCGACACAGACGATGCGTCAGCGTGGCATGGGGTGATTAACTGGCAGACTGAGGTGGCGGAGGATTTCTAGTCTGGCGACAGAAGCGATTCTATAACCTTTTGTCGGGAGCCGTAAGACTTAGCAAGAAGGTCTAGCCGCTCCCTCACCCTTCGAGAAAGCCTAACGGTGACTGTCGTGTAACCGCGATCAATCAGGCTCGCCATATATTTTCGGTGCGCTCTGGCTTGGGCCTCGGTTACAGATTTCTGGTGGGGCGTTTCAACTTCGGCGTGGCCGGATTCCTTAGCGACCCTTTCCAGTATTTCATAAGCTTGTTGATCGGTAATCCTGAACCATTCTCGCCCTCGAATGGGTCCGCCTGAGATTTCGCTAGCGAAAAAATGAGCCCGCCTCTCCATAGCGGCAACAGCCTTGCCATCCTCGAAAAACATTGCCGTCAAAAGCTGAATCGGTTTTCCGACGCTTGCTTCTAACTGGACCCGTCTAGATGACGGCTTCGCGGCAATTCCTATCTTGCGATATTCGCCGTCACACATGATGTAGATCGCGCGAGCCAATGGCTTCTCCGTATGTGTTTACACATATAGCCCGCGCCATTCGTTCGGTCTATAAACAAAATCAAGCCCGCACTGGCAGGCGGTCATAGCACCATCGGACGATGGCGCATCCCTTAGAAGGAGCCGCCCTTATGGCGACTATCATTCCGATCAAGTTCGGTGACGAGGCTTTCCAGTTCGGCAACGGCGGCGATCCGACCGAACTTTTCAGCGAACCGTGCGGCATCACGGGCCGGTCGCGCAATTTCTCGATCAACACGCAATCGGATGATCTGCCCGATTGTGATGAACCTGACGCGGTGTCGTTCGACAGCCCCTACAAAATCAGCGTGGGCGAATCGGTTGATCTGCAATTCGTCACGTCGGCGGCAATGGAACCGCTCATGACGGACCTTGCCTATAACGAGGCGAACACGAACGCGCGCTATGTGATCAACAAGGGGTCGCGAGACGGCTATTACGAAGGTCCCGGCATCCTGACTGCGTTGTCCTTTTCGTCGGAACGTCGCGGCAACGTGACCGGAACGGCGACTTGGACCTGGACCGCTAAACCTGTTTGGGTTCCGGCTGCGTAATCCATGACCGCCTTGGCCGAAATCGAACTTGAGTTTGGGGACGGACTTTTCCTTTTCCGCCTCCCCGCTCTTTATCTCGACCGGCTGCAACGTGATCGTGGCTATGAAGTGACATGGCCCGATGGCGCGACGGGGAAAAAGCCAAAGCCATTCGGTCAGATTTTCCGCGAGCATATGACGGGCGATTACGACGTTGCCGATTGCGACGCAGTTATCAAACTAGCCTTGACGGCTGGCGGCGGCGGAACTGTTGCGGGCGAGGTCGTAAAACTAGACCCGACAAAGGCTCGCATGATGTGCGAAAACGTCACCCTGACGTGGCCCATTGAGCAACGGTATTTGTTCGCGGCGACGATCTTGAGGGCCTGCACCTATGGCTACGAGGCAAAACCGAACGCGGGGGATAGCGAGCCGGGAAACGAGACGCCCCCGATGACGGGGGATACTTCGACCTCGGAGCCGCCGCCGGAAACCTCGCCGTCATCGGACAAGGTTACGACCGACTAATGAGCGGCGAAATGTCGCTATGGGAATACGGCGCAATAGTTCAAAACTGGAATGACCGCCAACCGAAAGACGGCGCTATTCCTGAATACACCGGACCAATGCCTAGCGAGGAAGAAAGGGCGGAAATGCAATATCGAACCGCCCAGACTGTCGCCCGCGCGCAATCGAATGCGGTGCACTAATGCCCGTCGCCGATAAGGTAACAGTCGAACTTGAACTGCTGGACGCGAAATATAAGTCCAAGCTAGATGCGAACGCGATTGTTTTCGACCGCCAAATGAAGCGGATGGAAAAGGACGCGCAAAAGGCTGCGGATCAAATCGAAGCCTCTCTAGGTCGCGTTCCTGATTCTCTTAAGGCTAAATACCGAGAACTCGGAGCCGACATCGGACGCTCGTTCGCGGGCATCTCTCGCGGCGCTCAATTGGCGTTCGGGGCGATCACCGCATATTCCCTGAAACTCGCATCCGACGCAGCCGAGATCGAATCGGCATTCCAAGTGGCTTTCGGGTCTGCCACGGAAGACGTTAAGACGTTTTCCGAGCAGCTTGGCGAAACGGCTGGACGTGATGCCGTCGTGTTGCGCGAGAGCATGACGCGGCTGCAACTTGTTCTGACAGGTACTGGAGTCGAAGCGAAAAAGTCCGCCGAACTCGTCAAGGCGCTTTCGACTGCTGGCGTTGATGCAGGTTCGCTGTTCAATACGTCCGATGCCGAAGCGCTGCAAAAAATCATCTCTGGTCTTACCGGCGAATCCGAACCGCTCAAGGCGTTCGGCGTCGTGCTGACTGAAGCGGCGGTTAAGGCAGAACTGTTGCGCCTTGGGTTCAAGGGCAATGTGGATGCTGCTTCCGAGGCATCAAAGGCTATCGCGCGCACTAATCTTATCCTTAAGGGCCTTGCCGTAGCCCAAGGCGACGCCGAACGGACATCGGGAAGCGCTGCGAACACGACAAAACGCATGACCGCCGAATTTAATAAGGCGGCTCGCGACCTGGGCACTGAATTATTGCCCGCCATGACGAAGCTTTTTGGCATCGCGACGGACGTTCTTACCGCGTTTAATAATCTGGACGGCGGGACGCAGGTTCTCGGCCTTGGGTTCCTTGCGTTGATCGCTGCTGGCGGGCCTATCGCGGGCATGATCGCTAATCTGGCGCGGCTGAGATTGATCGCTCTGGAAACTAAGGTTGCTCTTGCTGCCCTTGGCGTAGGTGGTGCGGGCGGTGCGGCGACTAGAGGATTGATCGCAGGGGGCGTCGCGGGGGCGGCTGGTCTTGGTGGCGCTCTATTAGTCGGAACTGGATCGTTCAAAGAACAGAACGAACGGACGCCCGAAGTCATCCGGTCAAATCTGGACGCTACCCGTCGCCTGCGTTCTGGCGATACCAGAACTATCCGATTTCTAGAACAGGAACTCGCTGGAGCTATACGCCAACGCGACCTCCGCACAAGCATGAACGAGATTGCCTACGGAACGGGAGCATATGCGCCTGGACCTAGCGCGGCAGACTCTGGCGTTGTTGGTGGGTTCGGACTAGGCGATCTTGCAAACGGCACCGCTAGCGGAGGGCGGGGAGGACGTGGGCGGGCTTCAACTGGACCGTCTGACCTAGAGATTGCGGCTAGACGCGCGGCTCTCGAATTGCAGAACAGCCTTAATCTAGCGGAGGCAGAGGGCCGTCGCGCGGATGCGGAAGGATATCGGCGTCAGATAGAGATTAATCAACTTACCGAGGAATTTGCCACCGCGCGGATCGATAACGCTCGCGCCCTTGCAACGGCTCAAGTTGATGCCATTCGCGCTGGCGAAAAGGCAGGCGAAGAAGCTGCTAAATTCGCGGAACAGTACCGCAAACAACTTGAGAAAGAGCAGGCGGAACTAGAGGCGATCAATCGTGAAAACGAAAGACGCCTTCAGTTTCAGCTTTCGCTTGCGCGGGCGTCTGGCGATGACGCTCGCATCCTTGCGCTGGAACGAGAACTGTCTTTGTTACAGCGTATAAATGACCTTGGCCCCGGTCGCGAAGGCGAGGCCCGCGCCGAGGAAGGCCAACTTAATCGCGCCGAAGATGACGCTATTGCCCTTGATCGAGGCCGTGAGATGGCGCGGTCATTTATCGATGTGGTCCGGTCGGATAACATCGGACAGGCCATCGGGGACCGTTTCAAACAGGCCGCTTTTGATGGAATCGAATCATACCTAAGCCGCATCTTCGCATCGCTGTTCCAAAGTGGAGGACAAGGCGGGGGTAGCGGCATCAGTTCAATCATATCTGCGGGCGCTAAAATCCTTGGGTTCGGTGGCGGTCGTGCATCGGGCGGTCCAGTGCGAGCCGGATTTAGCTACGACGTTGGCGAGAATGGACGCGAGAAATTCGTTGCGCCTGCTAACGGGTTTATCATGCCGAATATGGGCGCGCAGGCCAAGTCGGCTAGCCCGCAATCGATCACGGTAAAGCAATCGTTCGACCTTACCGGCGTGACGGGCGATGCGGCGATCTATGGCAATGTCAGTAGGATGATCGCGCAAGGTCAACGCCAGACACTCGCCATCGTGAAAACGTCCGCGCCATCCGCTCAACTTGAGCAACGACTGCTGAGGGATTGATATGGCAGTCCTGACGTTCCCCTATGACATTATCAAAATCCGTGACTTCTCCCTCGATATTCAGGGCCAAGTGATCAGCGGAGGCATCACGCAATCCGGCCAACAACAGGTCGTGAACGCGACGGGCGGCGGTCTGTGGGCGCTCAAGATCGATTGCGCGACACTGCGGACGCCAGAACAAGTCAGGGCATGGCGCATCATTCAATACGGTTCGCAGGGCGGCGTCGTGGCCGTCAACGTGGCGATTTGCGACCTTAGACACGCGCCTGTGTCTGGCGTTCCTCATAGCGATCTGACGCCATTTTCCGATACGTCGCTTTATCGCTGGTACGGGGTCGTTGCCGAACTTGCATTGAGTGCGTCGCTGCGGGCGACATCGGCTGTCATTTCGTTCGCGGGCGGGGCGATTCCGAAGGGCGGCGAGTTTTTCTCGCTCCCTTATGGTGATGACCAACACGAGTTACACGTCATTACGTCTGTCGCACCTTTCGGGTCAAACTACGCCGTGACGTTCGTTCCGCCGCTAAGGGCCGCTCATGCGGCGGGTGAAGCGGTGGAATTTAAGCACCCGATGTGTACCTATCGCCTCGCTAACCAGGGATCGATGTCTCATACCTTATCGTCAGGGAAGCGCATCGACGCGCCGTCCGCGACGTTTATCGAGGCGTTCACATGAATATCAACGCCCTTGTGAAGGCCCAAATTGACGGTCGGCTTATCCGTATGTCATGGCTGGTTCGACTTGCCACCGAAGAGCCCGTTCGCGTGTGGTTTGGAATTGGCGATATAGAACACGGAATTGATGCAGTCGAGACAGAAGGCGGGATTTACAAAGGTATCGGGACGCTTCTCGAAATGCCCCCGTTGCAACAACTGACGAACGGAACTGCTGAACGTATCGACCTATCCATGAGCGGCGTCAGTGCGGAAATCGTCGCCCTTGCCGATGCTGATGCGCCAGAAGTCAGGTCCAAGCGCGTCGATATCGGTATCATGTTTTTCGATGAAGACTGGCAACCGCTCTCTGATACGATGTGGGTGTGGTCGGGAGAGGCGGATGTTATAAAAACGTCGTCGCAATCGTCCGCCGATTTCACCCGTACTCGCACCGTCACGCTGTCTATAGGGTCCGATCTTACGGGCCGTCGTCGCCCCAAACTGTCGTACTGGACGCGGGCGCAACAACGTCGTCGCTCGCCCGATGATGCATTCTGCGACCGGACGGCGATCTATTCTCAAGGGTCGAGTATCAAATGGCCCCCCTAACAGAATTCCTGGACGAAATGGCCGAGCGAGGATGGCAATGGGGGGATCGAGACTGTCTGTTGTGGCTGGGTCTCTGGTCGGAGCGCGTCACCGGAATAGACGGCGGCGCACCGTGGCGTGGTCGCTATCGCACGGCCTTGGGGTGCGTCAGAACACTGAACAAGTCTGGTGGAATGGTCGCCTGTATCGAACGTGGCGCGAAGCTATCCGGCATGGTGGAAACGACGACGGCGAAACCGGGCAACGTCGGCCTGATATGGGCCATGACGCATAAGGGACCGCGCGAGGTCGGTGCGATTTGCACGGGGCCGAGGTGGGCGGTTCTCATGGACGAAGGGCTTAAAACCGTTCGCGCGAACCCTATTCGTCAATGGGGATTTGTGTAATGCCTCAAGCTATCCCGGCCATCATTGCGACCGTCAAGGCAGCTTATACGGCGGCGCAGGCTTTTGTGGCGTCTGGATTGACGGCTGTTGGCGTTCCGGCTGGGGCCGCTGCCGCTGCTGCTGCCGTTATCGTGGATACAACGATTCAACTCGCCATCGGCACGGCTATCGGAGCAATTTCCCGCCCCTCAATCCCAGACCCTGAATTTGCCCGGACGAACAAGAAACAGGCAATCCCGGAGCGCGTATCAGGATACGGTCGCGTCCGTCTGGGCGGCGCGTATATGCTTTACGAAGCGCAAGACAAGCTCGCTTTTAACGTGTTTGCTGCCCATGACGGCATGATTGATGCGTGGGAAACGCTTTACCTGAATGATTATGTTGAAACGGTCATCGGCGGATTAGCGACGGGCGGGTTTGTCCAACGCGGCGCAGATCGTCGGTACGGACCTAACGACATGGTGCAAATCCATACGCGGGTTGGGCATCCGACCGAAACCCGTTATGCACCGATCACCGATACGTCTATTTGGCCGACGAACGCACGTGGGGACGGCATCGCATCATTCATGATGGTCGCCCGATCTCACAAAACAAGCGAGTTCCTGATCGACTATCCGAATGGCCTTCCGCAACCGTCTATCGTGGGGCGTCTGCAATTGTGTTGGAATCCTCGGCTTGGTCCGCGAGGAGTGATCACAGACGATGACGACAAGCGCGCGTCGGCAACGTGGGAGTGGACGCTAAACCCGCCGCTGCAACTGCTTGACTACATGACGAACCCGGAAACAGGAATGGGATTCCCTATCTCCCGTTTCTTGCCAAGGATAGACACATGGATCGAGGCGGCGAACGTCTGCGATGAAGCTGTTGACCTAAAGGCGGGCGGGACTATTCCGCGCTATCAGGCGTCAGGCGTTTATCTGCATTCGACACCTCCCGCCGATGTCATTCGCACAATGCTAAGCACGTTTGACGGATGGCTCGCGCAGGATTCCAGTGGCGTCTATATCGTCCAGGCTGGTAAATATTACCCGCCAACGGTCACGATCACCGACGAACATATTATCAGCCTTGATCGACAGTTTTACATCGAGGACGAGCGCGCCGTTAACGAATATACGGTGTCGTTCACTGATCCCGCGTTTGATTACACGGAGGTCGAAACGACGCCGTACCGCAATCAGGCGGACATTGATATTCGCGGCGAGGTCAGAACCGAAAAGCTTTCGATGCCGTGGGTCACGAACAATAGCCAAGCGCAACGCCTCGCAAAGATTGCGATGCATAAGGCTGTCGCTCCAATCAGCGGAACTCTTGTCACCACACTGGACGGACTTCGTGCTTATAGCGAGCGACGCATTCGTATTCAGTCGCCATCCGATTCTGTGGTCATGGCCGATATCGTGGTCGATATTTTGCCGATCACGATTAACTCCGACATGAGCGTGACCATCCCTTTCCGGTCATGCGATCCTGACGGCTACGAATGGGATGCGGATACCGAAGAAGGCGACGGGGCAGGCGACGACACGCGACCTGACCTTGAGCCCGTATCTGTTCCTGATATCGAAAACATTGAGGCGTTTGATATCGACGTAGGGTCGGCACGGTTGCGGATATTTGTTGACGGTGAAATCGGCAGTTCATATTCGACGCAATGGCGTATTGTCGGAACTTCGGTATGGTCAACGGCGGTCAGTCAGGAACTCGTGGCCGATACGCCGTTCCCATATTTTGAAACTGGCCTTGTTTCGGCATCTTCACTTGAGGTGCAGATTGCCGCCGTAACCCCTAGCGGGGCGCTGTCCGACTGGTCCGATATCGTGACTATCGACGCATCGGTTTCCGTGCCGTCGCCCCCAACGTCACTTACGGCGAACGATGACGTGGGGGCGGCGATCATCGCGTGGAGCAATCCGACATCGCCCGTATTCGCACAATCGCGGGTCTACAGGGCAACGACAGGTGGTGGGTTCGGTATCGCTATTGACGTGTCTGGTGCGATATCGGGGGCAATCGGAACCCTCGATTCGTTCACGGATGTGGTTGCACCTGGAAACTACGATTATTGGGTCGCGGCAGAGACGGCAGCGAGCGTTTCGAGCGGCCCAGCCGGTCCAGCATCCGTGACCGTGACGTGACCCGGAATATAGGCTAGAACAATCATGCAGCGTCGGATGACGGAGCGAGGGCTAAAATGGGACTGATTTCAACGAGGGCGAATACCGTTTGGCGTGACGGCGCGCCCGCTAATCCGCATTTCCCCGTAAAGCCTGAAATCCGCGAACTTTTCGGCATCGTGGACGCCATTGCTGGCGCGACGAGCGAGAGCGCCGCTGATGCCGCTGCGTCCGCTCAAGCGGCTGAATTCTATGCGGCTGCGGCGGCTGCGGCCATCGGTCAAATCGTCCCGTCGTATCTGGAATTTCATCACACCGGAAACGGCGTGACGACATCGTTTGCCATGGCGCAGGCCGTCCAGTCTGGCAACGAAGGGTCTGTGCTCGTCGCGGTCGCGGGCGTGGTGCAGATTGGGACGTATAGTTGCGACGGTAGTGTAAATCTCGTTTTCGATACCGCTCCTGCTAACGGCGCGGAAATCCACGGCGTCCACATTGCGAACTCGGTAGCGCTCGCTATCGCGCCAAACGACCGCGCTGTTGTTGATGATGGTCGCGCGCTTTCCACGACGGACCGGGCTGAGCGGTTTCCTGATTTTTATGACAAGGCCACGGTATACAAGGATGGATCGTCCAACGACGGCCCTGGTATCGAGGCGGCGTTTGATGTTGGCCCTGTGTGGACCCACGCGAACGGAATTGTGCGGATCGAGAGTGACACGACTATCCCAGCCGGAACTCTTACGACTATCGGGTCAGGTCAGTTTTTCGTCGCATCTGGCAAAACGCTGACGATCAACGGCGTATTCAACGCGCGAATGGATAGTCAGGTATTCATCCTTGAAGACGATACGGCGTCGGTTATCGGTCTCGATTGGGTGTCGCCTGAGATGTTCGGCGCAGTCGGTGACTTCGATGAGTCGCGAGCCGCCGACGCCACCTACACGACCTACACGGACAACACGGACGCGATTAACGCGGCGGTGCGATGTGTCCTTGGTGCGGGCGGTTCCGAGGGTGCGTCACGAACGCCTACGGTTCAGTGTCTGGATCGTGCGTATGGGATCGACGGCATCGTTCTTATCCAGCCTGCGCTAGGCGCTCCGTTTGAGTTTCGGGGCACTGGATGGGTTATCGCAGGATCGGGAACGCGGTTCTACTCCGGTGATGGTACGGGATGTATCATGGTGACTGGCGGCGCTCCGTTTTCCAATCCTAATGCCTTTGTGCAGTTCAAGCTTTCTTCTTTTTCCATTCTTACGTCAGCCGATCCTGCGCCAGTTGGGCTTACGATTGCAGGCGACGGCGGGGTTACGGACAAGGTTTTGTCTGGCCTCATGTCGAATATCGTTGAAAACGTATTCATTGGCGACTTTGAAATCGGCTATAAAATTGCAAGCGTTTCCAAGCTTCGTCTGAAAAACTGCACCGGGCTATCTGGCGCAGTCTATGGCGTTAACTGCGAAATCACCGTGACGACGGGCGGGTCTAATACGTCAGATATTGCCTTTGAGGGATGTCTTTTCAGCCAGCCAACGGGCGGCGGAACAGGCGGGAAGGCTGTTTATATTCATAACGACGACGTTTCTGGTTCGGCTGCTGCATCGGCTAACGTGCGAGGAATCAACTTTGATGACGACTGCCAGCTTTACGGTGGATCGGGCGGATGGTCGCTCTATATTCTTGGTCGCGCGAGCGTCAGTAAGGCCAAAAACCTTGGGGATATCTGGACTTCGCCAGGGACGAAACTACAGGGTTCGGGTGACTTGTCTTCGTCAGGTGGCGTTTTTGTCAACGCCATAGACGGTGCAAAGGTTTCCAGTCTAAATGTAATAAACACTCAAATTGAGGGATTTAACGGCCCCGCAATTCAAGTGCAAATATCAACAACTGGTGCTGTTTTCGGCGATGTGAGTGATGTAAAAATCATTGGTAATACGTTCCGGTACTGCCTTAACCAAAGCATCATTCTTGATGGCGTCGTTGGTTATGTCGTCACCGGAAATACGCAACAGTATTGTGGTGCGAACGCGGCCCCTGCTGCTGAGCATATGTATTTTAGAAATTCGTTCGGCAGAGTTAGAGACAACATTACATCTCACGATGATACTTTATGGCCTGGACTTTTGCGAGGCGTCACGATCACTGGAAGCGCTACCAAAACTACGTACCTTTCGGGAAACGCTATGGGAACGAGTTCTGCCAAAACTATTGAAGCCAGCGCGACCGGACTTGCGACCGACAGCACAGAACAACCCTCAACGTTGAGCCTAGTCTAATGAATATCGCCAACACCAAAGTAAGGATTGCCTGAGATGGTCAGTACCATTAGCCATCTTGGCCTTTCCTTCGACCGCGCGTCCGAGACCCTGACCGTGGGGTCGGGCGGTCAGTATGCCACGATCAACGCCGCCATCGAGGCGGCGACGAAGAGCCACCCGCAAGTCTTCCTGACCGGCGGGGTGACGGTGACGATTCGGCTGTTGGCCGGGTTCGTGATGGACGAACAGGTGTTCGCGCGTCGCATCGACCTGTCGTGGATCGTCATCACAGCGGCGGATGCCGAGGTCACAATCAACCCCGCCGGGGTCGCTCAATACGCCTCCCAGGCCGACGACGTGCGTCCGGCCTTTGCCGGGCTGGACGGCGCGAAACTGCCCGTCATCGGGTGCCTGTTCGCCTATGCCGACAACACCACGGCGCGGGACGGCGTCGGCCTGTTCGGCGGATCGGTGGCCCGGATCGCGCCGGGGTGCGGCGTCCGGCGAGCGCGTCGCGGCCTGACCGCGTTCGGCGGGTCCGAAGCCTCGTGCTTCATTCCCGGCCTGACCCAAGGCGGGGCCGGATCGGGGGCTGGATCGGCCACGGGCGTCGATTTCAGCTACGCCAGGGTCAAGGCCTGTCACCTGTCGCACGGGTCGCGCGCCAATCTGCCCCGGTCGCAGTTCCAGTATTGCGAGGGCGGCGAGGCCGTCTATGTCATCTGGGGCTCGCACGGCGATTTCTACCAGTCGCAGGTCCACCATTCGACGGGCACGGCCTTTTATGTTCGCGACGGCTCGACGGCCAACTGTCGCGAAACCCAGGTGGCCTATTCGAACAAGGGCTATCACGCCCTGCACAATGCCCGGATCAATGCCCGGTCCAAGGAGGGCGCTGGGGTCAACGCCTGGGTCGGCGACAGCGCCAAATATTGCGGCGAGTATGGGGTCCATGCCTCATATGGCGGCGAGGTCGAGGCCGCCAATCTGGATGTCAGCGAGTGCGGCGAGCGCGGAGTCCACGCCTCGAACAACAGCCGCGTCAACTTCCTGGGCGGCATCGCCTTCGACTGTGGCACCCAGGCGGTCAGCGCCTATGACGGTTCGACGATCAGCGCCTATCAGGCCGCGGTGTCGGGCTCGGCGGTCGGCTTCTACTGCGATGCTTCGACGATTACCTGTCGCGAAAGCATCGCCGAGGATTGCGCGGACGGCGGCTATGTTCTGGTCAGCGGCGGGTTCATGGATGCGGACCTGTCCAGCGCCGACCGGTCCGGCGTCTATGGCTATTCCTGCAATGCCGGGACGCTGAACGCCGACAGCACGTCGGCCACCGACTGTCAGGCGGGCGGGTATCTCTCCGAAGAGAGCGGGTCGATGCAGGCCAGGAACTGCCTGGCCGATGACAACTATCGCGGCTTCCTGGCCTATCGCGGCGGACGGATCAACGCGCGCGGATCGACCGCCCTGAACAACGACATCGGCTTCTTCTCCTATGAAGACGGCTACATGAACGCCAACAGCGGCGACGCCACGGGCGCGGTGACGGTTGGGTTCCGCGTTGATCGCGGCGGCTATATGAACGTGTACGACAGCACGGGCACCCGCAGCCAGCGCGCCAACATCGTCACCGGCTATGGTGTCCTGCTGGACAAGGCCGTCGATAACGACGCGCCTCTGGTTCAACGCAAACTGTGCGAGATCAACCTCGGCTTTTCGGGCGGGACCGGCGGCAACACGCCCCTGTTCACCGGGGCGGGCAACAGCCCGCAGGGGTTCTGGCGCGTCTATTTCAACGGCTGGGAACGCGCCTTCGTCATGGTGCGATGCGCAGGCGACACCTATCAGTCCGACGAGCGCCAGCGCATCGTCGAGGTCAAGCTGAACCCCGATGGGTCGTTCAACTCCATCGTCGCGATTTCGCCCGAACTGACCCTCGCGCACCAGGGCCTTGGCGGCTACGTCTCGAGCGGGAAAATCTATCTGGTTGCCAGCTTGCCGGTTGACGTCTCGGGCGGCGGTACGAACGGGGCCAAGGGCTTCTGCTATTTCGAGTGGAAGGGTGCCGCGACCAGCAACGCCGACCGGGTGATGCGCAAGACCATCGGCGACACCGGCTCGGGCCATGTGCTGGAAACCTTCTACAACGGGGCATCGGGCGTCAGCGAGGACGGCACGACCGTGTTCGCAATCTTCGCCGACAAGCGGGGCGGGTCGGCCCGGACCTTCATCGAATGGAACCGCGCGGCCCTGTGGGCCGCCGCCGATCCCACGACGGTCAAGCCTGTCACGATCTTCCAACTGGTCCAGCCCAGCGCCGAGGGCCTGTCGGGTGTCCAGATGCCCGCCGCCGATGGCGAGAACGTCTTCGTCCTGCGCGGGCCGCCCGGCCCGTTCACGCGCGCCATTCTGGAAACCTATGGCCGCGACGGGACGTTGCGCGCCAGCTGCTATCCCGGCCTGATCCAGGAACAGTATGGTCGCGACGGACTGTTGAATCACCCCACGCTGGGGTCGTGCATCCAGGTGGAGCCCGAGGGCATCGCCCTGAAACAGGGTGAAATCCAGATCCTGGGCTGCGACGGCTGGGTCGCGTCGCCCGACATCGTGTCGTGGCGCGGCAAGAACTACAACGTCATCAAGTCCGGCACGGTCGGCGTGATCCCGTGGGATCAGCTCTATTGGGCCGAGACGACCAAGGCGGCGACGGTCGGTGCCTGGGACGCGGCGACGACCTATAATCTGAACGGGTCGGTCACGCGCAAGGGCAAGTGGATTTATGCGATCCAGACCCAGCGCGGCCTGGCCGGGGAACAGCCGTTGGACACCGGCGTCGCCAATCGCGGATCGACCGCGACGATCCAGGCCGGGGAGAACAGCGTCGATCTATCGTGGCGCGTCGGCAAGGACCTGCAGTTCGACCCCTACAGCGAGGTGCTTGCCAGCCATCTGAACGGCTTCACCTATAGCCAGATGCGCGGCCTCAAGCTGTATGACGCGCGCGAGGGCAGCGACAACGCCAAGTACGTCCGGCTGATGACCGACTTCAGCGGGACGCGCGAGATCGCCTCGTTCTGGGCGCGCGACAGTCTGTCGAACGGCGCGGGCTGGAACCTGTACGGAGACAACGACAGCGGATCGCCGGGGGCCGCGCGCCTGTTTACCAACGACATCGAACGGATGGATGTCGCCCTGAACGGCCAGATCGACACGACGGCAGATGCGGCGGTGGACTATGCCTTTCGCGTCACGCGGGGCGACACCGGGGATTTCATCGTCGGGCGTCGCGGATCGACCGACATCATCGGGCTGTATGGTTCCTCGACCAATGCCCATGTGCGTGCCTTCAACGGCACCAACCTGTGCCTGTCCACCGTGGCAGGCGGCGCGGCATCGACCGGCATCATCCGCTGGCAGGTACTGAGCACTACGGGCCATTTCATCCCGTATTCGGACAGCGTCTACGACCTCGGCGATCCGACGCACCGGGTCCGCCGTGTGTATGCCGGGGCGGTGATCGACGGGTTGCGCACCATCACCGTGACCGGGGCAGTCACCGTCGGCCTGACCGACACCGCCATCGCGATCCGCAAGACGCCCATCGAGACGA